ATGACCGCCACAGCTCTCGAAATCCTGAAGACCGTCTACGGCTACGACGCGTTCAAGGGACCCCAGCAGCGGATCATCGAGCATGTGATCGCGGGAAACAACGCCTTCGTGCTGATGCCGACGGGCGGGGGCAAGTCGCTTTGCTACCAGATTCCCGCTATCGCGAGGCCCGGCTTGGGGCTCGTCGTGTCGCCGCTGCTGGCGCTCATGGCCGATCAGGTGGCGGCACTGCGGCAGGCCGGTGTGCGCGCGGCGGCGTTGAATTCCGACCTTTCTGCCGATGATCGCCAGACCCTTTGGCGTGACGTCCATGGGGGCACGCTCGACCTGCTCTACGTTGCCCCCGAAACGCTGATGCGCACCGATGTGCTGGAACGGCTGGGCGGCGTGAAGCTGTCGCTGATCGCCATCGATGAAGCGCACTGCCTGTCGCAGTGGGGCCACGATTTCCGCCCTTCCTATCGCCAGCTGGACGCCGTGGTGGCACGCTTTGCGGATACGCCTCGCATGGCGCTGACGGCGACGGCCGATGAGCCTACGCGCGCCGAAATCCTCTCCCATCTTGCCATCGCCGAGACCGATGCCTTCATCGCCGGCTTCGACCGCCCCAACATCCGCTACGCCATCGAGGAGAAGGACAATCCGCGCGCGCAGCTGAAGGACTTCCTCAAGCGGCACGACGGAGAGAGCGGCATCATCTATTGCCTGTCCAAGCGCAAGACGGAGGAAACCGCCGCGTGGCTGCGCGAGCAGGGCCACGATGCGCTTTGCTATCACGCCGGCATGGACAAGACCGCGCGCGAAAGCAACCAGATGCGCTTCCAGCACGGCGAGGCGGTCATCATGGTCGCCACCATCGCCTTCGGGATGGGCATAGACAAGCCGGACGTACGCTTCGTCGCGCATATCGACCTTCCAGGCAGCATCGAAGCCTACTATCAGGAAACTGGCCGGGCCGGCCGCGACGGTCTGCCGTCTGAAACGTTGATGCTCTACGGCTCCGAGGACATCGCACTGCGCGGCCGCTTCATCGAGGAATCCGACGCGCCCGACCAGCGCAAGCGCATGGAGCGCCAGAAGCTGGATGCTCTTCTGGGTCTGGCGGAGACCGCCGGCTGCCGCCGTCAGGCGCTGCTCGCCTATTTTGGCGACCGCAGCGCACCTTGCGGCAATTGCGATACCTGCGCGGAGCCGCCCCGGCTGTTCGACGGCACGACTGCGGCGCAGAAGGCCCTGTCCTGCATCTACCGCACCGGAGAGCGTTTCGGACAGGCCTATATCGTCGATGTGCTGCTCGGCGTCGAGAACGACCGCATTTCCCAGCTCGGCCACGATCGCGTCTCGACTTTCGGCATCGGGGCCGAGCACGACAACCGTACATGGCGCGCGATACTGCGCCAGTTGATCGCGCAGCGCCTGGTGGATGTCGATCTCGCCGGCCACGGAGGCCTTTCGATAGCGCCAGCCGGGCGCGATTTCCTGCGTGACAAGCCGACGCTCATGCTGCGCGTGCCGCAGCCACCGCGCGCGCGGCGCGACAAGGTTGCGCGCAGCGCCTCGCAATCGTCTCTCGCGGATAGCGACCGCGAGCTGTTCCAGGCCTTGCGCGCGAAACGCATGGAGATCGCGCGCACGCAAAACGTTCCCCCTTACGTGATATTCCACGACAAGACGCTCATCGAACTGGCCGCAGCCCGTCCAGCCTCACGCGCCGAACTGGAGAACGTTCCCGGTATCGGGGAAGCCAAGCTCGACCGTTACGGCCCCGCCTTCCTGTCCGTGATCGCCGACCATGCCTGAGAAGGGCCAAATACTGGAGATGGATCAAAAGCTTACGCCAAGGATGTACGACGATCATGAGCTTGCTTATGTCTCGCGGACCCTTCCGCGTGCCCTTTGAGCCTAGTCGATAGCCATCGAAGCGCAGTTGGCCGTGTCCTCACCCTGCTCGTCAACAATCGGCGGCACTTGCTCAACGCTGTTGCGCGGTGACCAGGCGCAAGATTCGCAAGGCTCACGATCGACAGGAGCGCTTTAGTGTTACAGATGATGAGGATAGTCTGACCCAATAATCTGCATTCAGCGCGGCTGATTTCCTCGAGATTGACCCGCGCGGCTGTAGGGGGGTGCTACCTTTGTCACAAACCCCAAAACTAGCCCCAGAACCCGCAAAGCCTTGTTTAGCAAGGGCTGCAGGCGAGCGTTGACGGGTAAAAGTCGCGAAAGATCGCACTGCAAAGGCAGCATGAACCGCGCGATCTTTGGCACAAGTTCACACAAAAGGCCTGCATTGTTCTGCCAATTGCGTTGGCAGGAACGCATTTGAGCGAATACCTTGCCAGACAAGGCATTGATGCGCCATCGCAGCGTCCGACGGGCCACGCGATCACATTAAATCATGTGCTCGCGCCCAGCCGGCGTCGGGCTGTCGAGCGCGGCAACTTCCAAGTTTGCTGAAAGTTCGGCCGCAACTTGAAAGTTCGGGCCAACGCCTTGCTGCGCAAGGCGTTGCGAGGCGCTGGCGCTCGATACGTCGCGATCCGAACTTTCAAGTCCGAAAACTGGTTGAGCGGTGGACGCGTCAACAGGCTCCCTTGACGCCACAGTGAATATGTTCCTATTTCGTTCGCATGCCAGAACCCTATTGGCCGAAGCGGAAGAACTCGTTTCTGCTCTCCCATGCCGAGCAGCATGCGCGCTATGCCGCCATCTGGTGCCGGTATTGCAAGCAGAAGCGATACTTCCTCCTGAGTGAGCTCCGCACGGCGTTCGGCAACATCGAATGTGACGACGTTGTCTATCAGAACCGCTGGAGGTGTACGGGTTGCGATGGCAAGTCGCTCCTCGACATCAAGATCGAAGATCCGCCAGTATCAGGCGGCTTCACGATACGTCGGCTCGCACGGGTCGAGTATGTCCGCAGACCGATCTGGCGCGACGAGCCAATCTAGTAGCCGTAGTGATCGCAACTTCACCGGCAACCGCTTGGGTTGAACCACGCGATGAGGCTGCTACCCTGCAGGGGGCTAGGGGGAGGTTGATTTTCGCATTGAGCACGCTGCCGGCGGGCTGACGCTTCAACACAACAATCACGCTGCAATACATCTTCGGCAAGCCGGAGCATGATTGCGCGCGCGCATCCATTATTGCGCCAAGCTGGTGCTAACGCACGATCATGAGGCCTCGCGTTTGCCAGTACCTGGAGCCCTTCTAGCTTCTCGGAGCTCCTTGCGCAGTCGGGCCTCCACCCAAGGAACTAGGGCGCTCCATTCGTCTCGATCGAAGGGATCAGAAACGCGGGCACGGACTTCGTCGAAGAGCTTGCGCATCTCATCAGGAATTCTACTGGCGGGAAGCTTTACCCCCTCATCAGCATACACTCTCACAACAACGAGGCCGATGGCTGTCATGGCTTCGACCCATACACTAGCACTTCGATCGCTGGCGCGGGCTTCCATGCTCATATCCTCGAACATTCGACCGGTGTCGGTGGTGAGCCAGTTAATGTTCACGCCGAGGCGTTCACGATAGAGCGCCAGAACATCCGCGTCAGGCACACGCTCGCCACGCTCATAGTTTGCCAAAGAGCTCTTCGCGATACCCAAGCGAGCGGCGAATTCTTCCCGTTCGGGGTCGCCGCACTGTCTTCGGACCTCTCGCAGCCGGCGCCCGAGAGGCGTTTTTGGCTCCACTTCGGGACGCGCCACGCTCATAAACCATAAGATCACGAACGAGCTTTACAAAAACTCATTCGTATTTTAATCATCGTATCGCACCGTGCTTCGGCGCGGTGCGACTGCTCACTTGCCACCAACAAAAAGCGGGCTGCGGCAACAGCCCGCTTTTCATCCGGAGAAGACGATGTCCAAAACCAAATGGGACCGTCATTCGATCAAAGCGGAGCTGCACCGCCGTGGCATGACGCTGACGCGCCTTGCCGAGATCAACGACCTCAATCCCAACCGTTTCCGAACCGTCTGGAACGCGACTCACCGGAAGGCCGAGGCGGCGCTTGCCAAATTCCTCGGCGAGCCCGTCGAGGAGCTCTTCCCGGACCGCTATCCCATACGGTCTTCCCGCATCCTTTCTAGCAAATACGACGGCGACGGCGCGAGTCAGAAATCGTCTGCCGACGCTGGCATAAGGTCCGCGGCATGAGCCGGCTCCTGTCAGCCGTGCGCCGGGCAGCTGGCAACGAACTGCTGCAGGATTTGAGCGCGGGCATCGTCATGACCTCGTTCATCTTGGCAGCCGCCTACGGCAGCGCAGGCATCACCATGCTGGTTGCCGCGTGGAGGGCCACGCCGTGAGCCAAACGACGGTCATCCTTCTCTCGGGCGCAGCCGGCGGGCTTGCCTGGGCCGCAGTTACTCTCGCCGCGACCTGGTGGTTCAACCGCCGGCAGCGGAGCCGCGCACGATGACGGGCGCACTTGCCGTTCTCGCGGATATCGACCGCGCGCTGACTGCCTGTCTCGGCCAGCCCATCGACAGCGTCGAGGTGGCCGAGGAGATCGACCGCCTCATCACCGAACACGGACAGGCCGACCTGCTCCGAGCGCTCTTTCTTTCGCGCGCCGTCGAACTGGCGCGCTGGCAATCTCACGAGGATGAAGCATGAATTCCGTGGCCCGCATTACCCAAGACGCCACGGACGGCGCGCCCGTCGCAGCCGCCCTTGCGGCGGGCGCGCATCTCATCCCCATCGACCTGATCGACATCCCGCCCGAGCGCTCACGCGGACTCGACGAAGATTGGGTCGAGGTGCTTGCCGACCTGATGGCCGACGCGGGGCTTATCAATCCGATTACGGTGCGCGAGGTCGACGAAGGCCGCTTCCGGCTTGTCACCGGACTTCATCGTATCTCGGCGGCTCTCGTCCTCGGATGGGCCGCGATCCCGTGCAGGTTCTCCAGCGCCGACAGCGACGACGCCGCGAAGCTGGAGGAAGTGGTCGAGAACCTTGGGCGGAACGAGCTCAACGCGCTCGATCGCGCGCATCATCTCTACGACCTGAAGGAAGTATACGAGCGGCACCACCCGGAGGTGAAGAACGGAGGCGACCGCCGGTCGGAGATGGCAAAAAAACAGAACGCAATTTTTGCGTTCTGTTCCATAGCGACTGACAAGACGGGACTGTCTCGTCGCTCTGTGGAGCTTTCAATCTCGATCTGGAAGGGCCTCTCGGTCGCATCGCGCCAGCGTTGCACGGGTACGTGGCTCGCCTCGCATCAATCCAGCCTGCAGGCGCTGTCGCAGCTCGGCCATCCGGTTCAGGCGAAGGTGCTGGCCATCCTGCTAGCGGACAAGCCGAAGGCGACGACCGTCGCCGACGCGCTCGTCGTCATCGGCGACGGACGCCTGCCCACCCATGTCGAGAAGAAGTTCGCCACCATCAACAAGACGCTGGCCGCGCTGAAGGACGGCGAGCTTGAGGCGGTGCTGGCGGTCAACGCCGACAGGATCGCATCGGCGCTCGACCGCATGCCGGCGCGCGCCGAACGCCGCGTAGTCGAACTGCAGGAAACGTTTTCCGCCCTGGAAGACAGCGCCTTCGAAACAGTCGTCGAGGCGCATGCCGACCGGATCATCGAGACGCTGAAGCGGATGGGGCGCATCTGACATGACGCGGCGGCGGGCGGATTTCGGCACCATCGACATGTTTCGCGATTTCTCGCCACCGGAGACGGTGGCGGCGCAGCTCGACCACGAGATGACCGGCGGCGGCTCGCTCGACATGAAGATCGCCCGCGCCATCGCCCATGCCATGGCCGAGAGCGGCAAGTCCCGCGCGCAGATCGCCGAGGAGATGGGAAACTACCTCGACCAGCGCGTCACCGAAAACATGCTGGACGTGTACGCCAGCCAGGCGCGCCGCGACCACAAGATAACGCTGGAACGGTTCATCGCCCTGATCGAGGTGACCGGCTGCTATGACCTGCTGGCGCTCGTCTGCGCCCCGGCCGGCTTCGTCGCCGTGCCGCAGCAGTACGAGGCGGTCATACGCAAGCACCAGCTGAAGGAAGTCCGAGACCGCCTCGATCGTGAAGAGCAGGCCATCGATGCGCAGCTTAAGGGCTGGCGTCGATGAAGGAGTGGATGACCGCTCGCGAAATCGCCGAGGCCGTCATGCGCCTCAAGCTCTCCGGCCTTCCCGTATCCGTCCAGGGATGGAGCGACCATGCCGAGCGCGAGGAATGGGCGGCGTCCGCGAACCTTTGCCGCAAGAGGCAGGGACGCGGCGGCGGGCGTGAGTTCCATGTTTCGCTCCTGCCCGACCGGCTCATTGCAGCTCTCCAGGGCGAGAAGAGCCGCGATGTCGTGCTGGCGCATCAGCAGGAGCGCAAGGCGCTGGAAGCCTCACGGCGTCAGGCGCTGACGACCACCAGCCTTTCAGCGCGTCAGCGCGAGGTGATGGAAGCGCGGGCAGCGGTGCTGTCGGCGATAGAGGCCTTCGCCGTCGCCGAAGGCTGGTCGCGCAATATGGCGGTCGAACATTTCGTCGTGGAGCCGGCGATCTTCCGGGTTCCGGCCGCGACGGTCGCCGTCGCCAATGACCGCGCCAACAGCGAACGCGATGTCAGCGCCCGAACGATCAAGCGCTGGTTTGCCGCTCGCGACGAACACGGTGTTGCGGCGCTTGCGCCGCTGGCGACGAAAGAGAAGCAGGACATGCCGGGATGGTTCTGGCAGTTCCTGCGGTTCTACGCGCAGCCGCAGAAACCCTGCCTCAACGGGGCGCTTTCCGAGTATGCCGCGACCCTGCCGCCCCATCAGATGCCGCCGAACTACGACCAGGTGCGCAGGCTGATGAACCGGCTCGGGAATGTCGAGAAGCATCGCGGCCGTGAAGGCTCGCTGACGCTGAAGGCGCGGATGGCCTACGTCATGCGGTCGACGGCCGACCTGTTGCCCACCTGCGTCTACACGGCGGACGGCAAGACCTTCGACGCGGAAGTTTCGCACCCGATCCATGGCGGGCCGTTCCGTCCGGAAATCTCGACCGTCGTCGATGTCGCCACGCGCCGCGCCCTGGGCTTCTCGGTCGGGCTTGCCGAAAACTCCTTCGGCGTGGTCGATGCGCTGCGCCATGCGATCGAGCGCGCCGGCATCCCCGCGATCTTCTATGTCGATCGCGGACCCGGCTTCCGCAACGACCTGCTCGACAACCAGCTTACCGGCATCACCGAGCGCCTGGGTGTCACGAAGCTGCACTCGCTACCCTACAACTCACAGGCGCGCGGCATCATCGAGCGCTTCAACGGCAGTGTGTGGAACCGGCTCGCCAGGGAGTTCGACACCTATGTCGGCCCCGACATGGACCGGCAGGCCAAGCAGATCGTGTTCAAGCAGACCCGCCGCGACATGAAGCTCTTCGGGGCGAGCAGCCGCCTGCCGAGCTTCGCGTCTTTCATCGACGCCTGCAACCGCGCCATCGCTGCATACAACGCCGCCCCTCATTCATCGCTGCCGGGGCGCATGTCGCCGGACGAAGCCTGGGCGGAGCATGTGCGCAACGGCTTCGAGCCGGTGATGCTGACCGAGGGCGAGAGCGCCGACCTCTTCCGGCCCTACGTGAAGCGCCGCACGCGCCGAGCGCTCGTCGAGTTCCAGACCAACAGCTACTTCCATCTGGCGCTGGAGGAGTTCGACGGCGACGACGTGCTCGTTGGCTACGACATCCATGATGCCGGCAAGGTGTGGGTGCGCCAGATCGAAACGGGCCGCGACGGTGTCGAGCGGCTCGGCCGCCTCATCTGCATCGCCCGCTTCGCCGGCAACGAACAGCGCTACATCCCGCTGACGATGGAGCGAGCCGCGATGGAGAAGCGTGCCGCCGCCCGCGCCCGCCGTCTGGAAGACAAGCTTGCGGAGGTCGAGGCCGAACTGTCGCCGGGCAGGTATCTGGAAGATGCGGGCCTTGCGCCGATGCCGCTGGTCGAGATCACGCCGGAGCCAGCGAACGTCAACGAGCAAGCCCCGGCCGAGCTTCCCGCCGCCACCCGCCGCCGCGTCTTCGAGACAGACGCCGAGCTCGCCGCCTGGGCGATCGAAAATTCGAGTGAGTTGAGTGCGAACCAGCTCCGCGTTCTGCGGACCTGCCTTTCGAGGCCGGCCGCGCTGGAGCTTTTCAGACTGTCAGGCATCGACGTGGAACGCTTGCGAACCGTCATCCGCGCCGCTGCCTGACATCCCGAACAACGAGGAAAGACTAGCATGAAGAACATCTTTGTCGAGACCGCGAACGTGAAGCGCTTCTTGGGCGCGCTTTCCGGGCTCGAAGCACGCGGGGCCGAGGAGGCCTGCCTGATGGTCGTGGACGGTGCGCCCGGCCTCGGCAAGACCACGACCCTGAAGCACTGGGTTTCGCAGAACGGATGCGTCTACCTGCGCGCCAAGAAGGAATGGTCGCCTTCGTGGTTCATGAACGAGCTGCTCGAAAGCCTGCGGGTGCACCCGCCGCATGCCTTCCAGAAGAAGTACGCCAAGGCCCTTGAAGAGCTGGGTATGCGGCAGTCCAGCGCCAATATCGAGCGGCGGCCGTTCGGCCTGGTCATTGACGAAGCCGATCACGTGTCGTCGAAATCGGCCATCCTCGAAACCATCCGCGACATCTCCGACATGATCGAGCTGCCGACCATCCTCGTCGGCATGGGCCGGATCAACGACAACCTCGCCCGCTTTCCGCAGGTAGCCTCCCGCGTAAGCCAGAAGGTGCGCTTCGAGAAGGCGACCATTGAGGACGTGCGCGCGTTCATCGACGCGCGGTGCGAGGTGAAGGTTGCCGACGACCTCGCGAGCTTCGTGCTTCAGGTGTCGGGCGGCTTCAACCGCGAGGTGCTTGAGGCCATCGCCAACATCGAGCGGTTCGGCCTGCGCTTCGATGCCGGCGACGCAGGAGTGACGATGGCCGACATGGCCGGGCAGGAGATCGTCAACGACCGCCGTTCCAACCAGGCCATCCGCGTCCCGAGGTCCGTGTGATGACGGCACCGGGCGAACTTCCCAACACCATCCTCGCCACGCTGGCGGGCGGCGCGTGCATGACGATCGACCAGCTGGACGCATCGCTGCCGCTCAACCGCCGACAGATCAGCGACGGCGCTGCCAAGCTCATCCTGCGCGGCTACGCCGAACGTGTCGAGGCCGGATGCTACCAGCTGACGCCGGCCGGCCATAAGGCGTTGGCAACCGGCATCGCGATCACGTCCGGCCCTCGCGGCCGGCTGACCGGCGGCCTGCGCAAAGCGCCCCGCGACACGCTGCGGCAGCGCGCCTGGACGGCGATGCGCATGTCGGGCGCGTTCACGGTCGGCGATATCGCGCTGGCCGCCGCTCGGCCTGGTGACGCAATGCCGGAAAACAACCTGCAGCGTTACATGAGGCAGCTGCACCGGGCCGGCTACCTGGCCGAACTACCCGTCAGGGCGCGCGGCACGGCTCTCACGTCCAACGGCTTCAAGCGGTTCCGACTGCTGAAGGATACCGGCCCGCTCGCACCTGTGTGGAGCGATACGCACGATGTGATGATCGACCGGAACGAGGAGCGGTCATGATGGCGGCCCCGAACCCGGCGAGCGAACCGGAATGGCTTGGCTGGCTGCGCGACCGGACGGACCAGCTCGGCTCGATCAAGGCGGCGGCCGACGAGGTGGGCATCTCTCGCACCGCCGTCTCGCTGCTGCTTGCAGGCAAGTACACGGCCGGCACCGACAAGGTGGCCGCGAAGATCATCGCGTTTTCCTCGGGCGACCGCGTGTGGTGCCCGCACCTGCAGGCGGCGATCGGCGCCGACGCCTGCGCGACCCATGCCAGCGCCCCCATGCCGATGAGCGACCCGGCCGCCCTGCGTCACTGGATCGCCTGCAAGACCTGTCCGTACCGGAGTTCCCGACCATGAGTACCAACATCGAAACGACCAGGGCGGTCGCGCTGGCCATCGCTCCCGTCATCGAAGCAAGAGAGGCGGCAGCCGCCGCCCGCGACAGCCGCCTGATCGCGGCCAGCAAGGCCGTGGCCGACGCGGTCACCCAGCTCCAGCAGTCCCGCTACACCGCCGCCGAACGGCTGGCGCGCCTGAAGCTTGAACGCGCCGCCGTCACGCTGCGCGCCCGTCTCAACGAAAGGAAAAGGCCATGACCACGGAAATCCCCGCCGGCTACGTGAAGGACCGCGAAGGCCACCTCATCCCGAAGGACAAGGTGAAGCCGATCGACCGCAGCCGCGACAAGCTGGTGAATGCGCTGGCGAAGGAAGCCGAACAGATCTCGGGCACCATCGCCGAATACCGCGACCGCGCCTTCGACATGATCGCCGCCTTCGCGGAGGAAAGCGCCGCCGAGTACGGGGCGAAAATGGGCGGGAAGAAGGGCAACATGACGCTCTTCAACTTCGACGGCTCGCTCAAGATCGTTGTCGCCCGAGGCGAGAGCAAGGCATTCGATGAGCGCCTCCAGGTGGCCAAGGCGCTGATCGACGAGTGCATCCGCACCTGGCAGAAGGGTTCGAACAAGAACCTGCAGGCGCTGGTCGATCACGCCTTCCAAGTGGACAAGGCCGGCAAGGTCTCGGTCGAGCGCATCCTCGGCCTGCGCCGCATCGCCATCGAGGACGAGCGCTGGGAACAGGCGATGAAGGCCATCGCCGACAGCATCCAGGTGGTCGGTTCGAAGCGCTACTTTCGCGTCTACCGGCGCGTCGGCGAGAGCGAGACATATGTCCCGATCTCGCTCGACGCGGCGAATGCGTGAGGTGGCCGCGATGGATATGCGCGAGCACATCAAGGAGCGGGCGGACCTTGCCCTGATCTACGCCGAGGATGGTGCCTACTTCTCGGCGGGTCGCGTACTGCGCGACCTGACTGCCGAGGTCGAGGCGCATGCGCGTCTCTTCAACGCCCGACTCCTCGGGAACCGCTTTGCCGAGGAGGATTGTCCCGGCCACGTCGCCTGCCGCGACGATTACACGGTCTGTGGACGCTGCGGGGTCGAGATCGCTGCGCTCCGGCCGGACGATCCCTGCGACCCGATCAACCTCGCCGGCTCCGGCCCGGTGCCGATCGAGCCGAGGGAGGGGTAGGCGATGGGGAAGGAAACCCTCGGTTATGCCACCCGCACCGAGGCGGTGCTTGCGTTGCGCCGCCAAGGGCGCACCACTCGGGAGATCGCCAACCTGATCGGCATCAGGGTCGAGACCGTCTCGGCTCTCGAATGTTCGGCGCGGCGTTCGCCCCGCCATGGCGGGCCGGTCCATGTCCGGCCCGAATTCGGCGGCGTATCCCTGAACACCCGGCAGCTGCTGCGGCCTCAAGCCGCCGCGCGCGGAATGTCGGTCGATCGCCTCATCATCCATCTCATCGACCAGATCGCGGAGAGCAATCTCGTCGATGCCGTTCTCGATGACCGGGAGTAGCATCATGTCCCTCTGGCACGAAACCCTCGCCCGCGTGATCGCGCTGATCGACCAGAAGATCGCGGAAGCGGATGCCCATATCGGTGACCTGAACTCCCGCGCGTTCGATGCGTGGTCAGCCCGTCGGCGCGAAGCCGACGACATGCTTGTCAACTTCGTCACGGCCGTGTGCGACGGGCGCTTCACCCGCCGCACAGGCGATCAACACATTGTGCGCATCGCAGGCATCCAGTCCAGTTCCACGTCCGGCCCTCGCAGCGCGCTGCGCAACTGGCAGTCCGCAGCGCGAAAGAAGCTCGGGCAGGAGGTCGGGTAGATGAACTTCACCCTGATCGTCGCCGCGTTCCTCATCGGCCTCGCGCTGCTGATCTTCATCATCGCACTGGTCATGGGGTGGCTTTCATGAGCCGCGTTGGCCCCGGCTCCGGCAATCGTCTCGCCACACGCTGGCGGGGCAAGCTGCCGATCCCGTCGCACACCCATCCGGCGGTGCGACGGCTGTTTCAGGAAATGAACCGTCAGCAGACCACGGTCACCGAGGTCGCGGAACGGGCAGGCTTCAGGCGCGGGACCATCTCGAACTGGCGGTATAGCTACAACCCACGCATCTGCGATCTCGACGCCGCCCTCAATGTGCTCGGCTTGGAGCTGTACGTGCGCACAAAGCGGGGGGATTGAGAGTGAAGATCGCGATTGCAGGCCAGATTGCCGAGGTCGAGCGCGAGCTTGCGATGCGGCGCAACGTGTATCCGCGCGCCGTCGCCAAGGGCAGCATGCGCCAGAGCGAGGCGCAGCTGTGCCTCGCCCGGATGGAGGCGGTGCTGGCAACGCTGCGGTTCTGCCAGCAGCACGAGCGCGATATCCGCGTCTTCATCCGGAACCGCGACGAGCTGGTGAAGCTGCTTCCGGCCATTCCGGAGACGCAGCCATGATCTCGCGCTGCCAGCTCGTCACGATGGCCGTCGTCTACACCGTGCTGATCTTCACGATGGTGGCGGTCATGGACAACCCGCCCGCTGCCCCGGTTTTCGGGGTCGCTGCGGCTTGGTTCTCGATCGGCCGTGCCTGGGAACGGCTCCCTGCGCGCCGGCACAATCCCGAAACGCCCGTCAAATGGGGACGCCCATGAACACGATGGCCGTCATCAACATCGCCAAGGCGCAGCTCGGCCTGGACGACGACACCTATCGCGATCTGCTTTGGCGCGTCACCAGCAAGCGGTCACTTCGGGAGATGAGCGAAGGCCAGCGTCTCGCCGTCGTGAAGGAGCTGCGGAACTGCGGCTTCCAGATGACGCCGGCGAAGGGCCGCAGACGGCCGGCGGCGACGAAGGCGTATGTGCGGCTGGTTCACGCCCTGTGGCGCTCCTGCGCCGGCCTCGGCGTGATCGAGGACGGTTCGCGGCCGGCGCTTCGGGCGTTCGTCTCGCACGAGCTGGAGCGGCGCGGCCTGAAGCCGGTCAGCGATCCGGATTTTCTGACTTACGACCAGGCCGGACCGATCATCGAGACACTGAAGGCGATGGAGCGGCGGGGGAAGGCAAGCGCCAATGCCGCCAGCCAAGCCGGCGGGAGGGCCTAACGATGTGGATGCCGATCGCGAGAAGCGGTTCAGTCGGCCTCAAGATCGAAATGAGCTGCGAGCCGCCGAACCTGCGCGCAATGGGCTGCCAATGTGCTGCCCGACATCTCCCCGAGGCGTCGCTTTGTCGTACCGATGCCCGCCTCGAAATAGGACAAGAACTGCAAATCATCAGCCGCCACATTCGCATCGACTGCGCGCGTTATGGCAGCCTCGTCAAAAGCAAGGTCGCAGGCTTGCTCCGACGCGATCAGGCCTCCGAACTGGATGGCGAACAACTGGTCGCTGCGCGCTTCCGTCGAAATCGCAGCCAGCGCCAGTATCGTCGTAACCGCAAGCTTCATCCTGAACCCTCCCGTTGCGCTTCCCAGGTGCAATTTATGATCGCGACATCGCGCGCACAAGGTGCGAGGTCGGCATGATGGCGCGTCTGGTTAACCCGGCCCCGTCCATGCCGCTCTTCACCTGGCCGGAACAGGTCGAGATTGCAGCGCTTGCGGAACAGCGCGAACAGATCGTGGAGCGGATGGCGAAGCTGAAGCGCTTCTCGCATCGGCGCGTCGTGCTCGTCGCGAGGCTGCGCGAGCTGACCGAACGCCAGTTGCAGCTGGAAGGCCAGATGCGTCGGAGGGCAAACCAGTGAGCCGGAAACCGAAAGCCAGCTCGGCCGCGCTGGACGCCGCCGGCGAAGAAGACATCGTCATCATCCGCGCCGCCAATCCCGAGCATGACCGCATGGTGGCGGACGGCTACCGCCTTGCAGCGTCGAGCCGCATCTGGCTGCGCACCGACCGGAGCTACACGCTGCGCCTGGTCTATCGCCACCGCGATCCCGGCGGCCGCTTCTTCGAGATGGTCAGCTACGTCATCCGGGGTGTGTTCGCCTGATGGCCACCGATCGCAAGACCATCGCGAGCCTTCCTTCGTCCATCCAGGATGTTGCCGAAACGCTGGGTCTTGAAGTTACGTTCAAACTGGTGAAGCATTTCGGCGGCGTCGAGCTGAAGGTTCCCCACAAGCTGACGCCGGAGCATCCGCTGATGGTGCTCGGCGAGCATGACGCCCGCGCGGTGTGCCGGTTCCTCGGCGGCGGCGACCTGTACGTGCCGATGATGAGCCCGTCGCGGCGGCGCGAAGTGATCGCGATGGAGGCGGCCGGCATGCCGCGCTGGAAGATTGCGCGCGAGCTCGGCATGTCGCAGCGCAACGTTCGCCGCCTGGCGAACAAGGCCGACGACCGCCAGATGGACCTTTTCGACTAGCCATCAACACACGGCGGACATTGGTCCGCCGCATCCATGTACCGATATTGGCGACATTCTCGCGACCTGATTTCGCGGGGAGCGAACATGCGCATTCTCGATCCATCACGCCTTGCGCGCGTGCCGATGATCGGCATCCGGGAGCATTGGAGTGGCGGCGGCCACAAGGCCAACGCATCCGACCGTAAGTCCTACCATGTGATGACCGAGGGTGACGGCTCGGCCGTCTATGGCGTCGATATCCGCCTCAACAGCGGCCAGCTGAAGAACGGCTACGCCGCCCACACGCGGGCCAACAACACCGGCACGATCGGCCATTCGATGTGCGGCATGATGGGCGCGGTCGAAAACCCGTTCAGCGCCGGCCCGGCCCCCCTCACGCTCGTGCAGTGGAACTGCCAGGTTCTCTCGGCCGCCGACCTCTGCGAGTTCTTCAAGATCGCGGTCGCCCGCGACAAGCTGCTGTTCCATGCCGAGGTGCCGGGCACGCTTGGGATCGCCCAAGCGGGCAAGTGGGATGTCGTCAGGCTGCCTTTCGACCCTTCTCTTCGCGGCGCGCATGCCATCGGCGACCGTTTCCGCGACGAGGTTCTGTCGGCATTGCGCGGCAACGGCCCGTCGCCGCTTCCCCAGCCCGACCCGCTTCCGGCCAAAATGGAAGGCGCGACCGGCCGCGTCACAGCAAACAGCAACCTGAACTTCCGGCGCGGCCCCGGCACGAACCACGAAAGCGTCGGCTCGCTGCCGCCCGGCACGGTCATCACCGTGCTTGCCGCGCAGGGCGACTGGTTCAACGTGCGCACGCCTGCCGGCCATGTCGGCTGGGTGCACGGCGGCTACGTCCAGATGCTCGACACCGCACCGCTGCCGAGCCCCAGCGTGCCGGACCCGCTTCACGCGGAGATCGCCGGCCTGCGCTCACGGCTCGACGAGATCGACGGCGCTCTTCCCGACGATCGCGCGGCACTGGCTGCCGCGCTTTCCTCCATCCGCTCCAGCCTCGCCCGCTTCTGACCAAGAGGAACCCGCATGCGCAACTTAGTGCTTACCGTTCTGGCCTTCAGCCTCGTGTTCCTGGGGGCGGTTTATGCCGTCACCGCGTTCGCGGCCGATGGCTCCATTCCTATCACTTCCTTCATCGACCCGTTCCGGCCCTATGTGATGGAGGTCGCGAGCATCGCCATCGCCGGCCTGGTCGGCTGGGCGGCCCGGCGCGTGCATCAGCTCACCGGCCTCAACATCGAGGCGCGCCACCGCGAGGCTCTCCAGTCGGCGCTGGAAAACGGTGCCCGCCTCGTGATCGAACGGATCGGAAGGAGTGCCGCCGGCAAGTCGGTCCCGGTCGGCAACGCGATCCTGGAAGACGGGGTCGAATACGTGCTCCGATCGGTCCCCGACGCGGTCAGGTTCTTCGGCCTGACGCCGCAGCGCCTGGGCGAGCTCCTGCGCCCGAAGCTTGTGCCGCTGCTCTGACATGGATCAGTGGTTCGGCATCCTTGGCGTGAAAGTCGCCACCATGGTCACGGCCGCCATCGCGGCCGTGCTCACGGTGGCGTTCGAAATCCGCAATCACAGTTTCCTGACCGCCATCGGTTCGATCCTCGCTGGCGTGTTCGTCGCGGTGGTGTTTACCGACGTGACGATGGAATTCCTGGCAGTGCCGGAGAGCTGGGGGCAGGCGATCGCCGCCGCCTACGGCATCACCGGGCGCAATCTCATCATCTGGCTGCGGCGCGTGTCGGCCGACCCGGCAGCCTTCATTCGTGACTTCTGGAAGGGCAAGGACGGCAATGGCGGGACGTGACGCGGAAACACGCAGGAAGGCGCGCGCCGCCTACATCTTCAAGCGCCAGCCGGGATCGCTGATCGCGGTGCAGCTGAAGATCAGCGAAGCGACCTTCGCCCGGTGGAAAAAGGCTGCGAAGGAAGGCGGCGACGATTGGGACATGGCGCGTACCGCCAACCTGATCGCCGGTGAGGGGCTGGAGTCCGTCCTGCGCGTCATGATCGACGAGTTCGTTGTCATGGCGCAGTCAGTGATCGAGGAGATCAAGACGGCCTCCACCATCACGATTGCCGACAAAGTGAAGGCCATCGTGTCAATGGCGGACGCGATGAACAAGATGACGGTCTCCGCCGGCAAGCTGGCACCGAAGATTTCGGAGCTCGGCGTCGCCCAGGACGTGATGCGCAGGTTCCTGGATTTCGTGCGGGCAGAGTTCCCCCAGCACGCCGCCGTCATCCTCGAAATCATCGAGCCGTTCGGGGAGCACCTTGTCGAAGCCTACACAACCTAAAGGCCTCCTGAAGCTCAAGCCGAGGAAGTCGAAGCGCCAGTTTCAGGACGGCCTCGCCGATCTGGCGCAGGAGTTTTCGCGCTGGATCGAGCTGTCCGTCACCGCGTTCCCGGCCGACAAGGCGGCCAGGGCAGCACGCCTCGCCGCTATCCGGGAGCCGGACGGGTTCCGCGTTTTCATGGAAACGTACCTGCCGCATTATGTGCGCGGCGACCACAGCCTGTTCCATCAGGCGATCTTCGCCCGCGTGCCCGAGATCCTCGCGGAAGAGAAGGGCGCGCGAGATCTGTTCGTCGCGCCGCGCGGATCTTCGAAATCGACCCACCTGTCGCTCGGCTTCGCGCTCTACTGCATCTTCCTCGACCTGAAGCGCTATATTCTGGAGGTCTGCGACGTGTACGGCCAGGCCGCGCTTCTGATCGAGGCGATCAAGGCCGAGATGACCACGAACCCGCGCCTCCAGCACGACTTCCCCGACGTGTTCGGGCAGGGCCGCGTCTGGCGCGAGGGCGAGATCGTCACCCGCAACAACATCCGCGTCGAAGGGCTGGGCGCGCTGCAGAAGATACGCGGCCGGCGGCACGGCCCCTATCGTCCGGATTTGCTCTTTCTCGACGACATCGAGAACGACGAGAACGTGCGCAGCCCCGACCAGCGCAAGAAGCTGGACGCGTGGCTGGAACGCGCGGCGCTGAAAGTCGGCCCGCCGGACGGCTCAATGGACGTGATCTATGTCGGCACGATCCTGCACTTCGACGCGGTGCTGGCGCGCAAGGCGAAGTCGCCCGTCTGGAGGGTAACGCGCTTCCAGGCGATCATGCAGTGGCCCGACCGGATGGACCTCTGGGACCGCTTCGAGGAAATCTATCTCAACGACGGCGAACCGGCGGCGGTGGCCTTTTACCATGCGCATCGCGCCGACATGGACGCCGGCGCTGTCGTCAACTGGCCGTCCGTGCAGCCGCTGCTCTGGCTGATGCTGGAGCGCGCCGGAAGCCACGACGCCTTCGCCACCGAATACCAGAACAAGCCGATCGCGGAGGGCAACCCGTTCGGCAAGATCGTGTGGTGGACGGTGAAGAAGCGCGACCTCATCATGTTCGGCGCGATCGACCCGTCGCTTGGCCGTCACGGCAAGGGCCGTGATCCGTCCGCGATCCTCGTCGGCGGGATCGATCGGATCACCGGCGAACTGGACGTTGTCGAGGCATCGATCCGCAAGCGGCTGCCCGACATCATCATCGCCGATACGATCGCCATGCAGCGCGAACATCGCTGCCTGCTGTGGTTCGTCGAGGCCGTCCAGTTCCAAGAGTTCTTGCGCACCACGCTGATGACGCAGGCCGCAAAGGAGAACGTCGCGCTCTCGGCCGTGCCGATCCTACCCACTGCCGATAAGCAGCTCCGCATCGAACGGCTTCAGCCGCCGATCGCCGCCGGCCTGATCCGGCTGCATGCCACCCACACGACGCTGATCGATCAGCTGCAGCAATGGCCGAACGCTGATCATGATGACGGTCCCGACTGTCTCGACATGCTCTGGCAGAACGCGACCCACTATTCCGGTGGCGCAGGTGCTGCCGCCGGCGGAATGATGTTGGCCGCCGGCGGCGGCGGGACGCTTGGAGACTACCGGCTATGACGAAGGCCCCGAGGAAGACGCCGGCCGAGCGTACCCGGCGCAACCTGCCCGCAGCGGCGCAGGTGGTGATCGCGGATGCCCGCAACGACATCACCATCCCCTTTTACACCGACGTGCTTCAGCCAACCGACGACACGCTGCTCTCGCGCGGCGGTGGCAAGGGCCTGAAAATCTATGACGAGGTCGAGCGCGACCCCTATGCCTGGGCAACGCTTCAGAAGCGAAAGAAGACGCTGCTGGCGCGCGAATGGGAGGTGCAACCCTCCGGCGATCGCCCGATCGACGAGGAGGCCTCCGACTTCGTCGCAGCCGTTCTGCAGGAGCTCTCTTTCGATCGCATCTGCGAAGACCTTCTCGACGCGACCCTGAAAGGCTTCGCCGTTTCGGAGATCGTCTGGATGCGCGACGGCCAGCACATCAAGCCGAAACGTATCCTGTCGCATGACCAGCGCCGGTTCGTCTTCGACCATGACTGGCGGCCGCGCCTGCTCACCATGTCGAACATGCTGAAGGGCGAGGAGCTCCCCGAGCGCAAGTTCATCGTTCATCGCCACGGCGTGAAAGGGAACAATCCTTACGGTCTCGGCCTCGGGTCTCGCCTGTTCTGGTGCGTGCTCTTCAAGCGCGAGGGCGTGGCTTTCTGGCTGCACTTCCTCGACAAGTTTGCGGCCCCCACCGTCGTCGGCAAATCGCCCTACGGCACACTGGAAAGCCAGCAGCGCGAGCTGCTCGACACGCTCGCCTCCATCGTCACGCGTTCCGCCATCACCGTGCCGATCGGGACGGATGTCGATTTCCTCGAGGCGTCGCGAACCGGCGCGGTCAGTTACCACGAGTGGTGCCAGTATTGGGACAAGCAGATTTCCATCTGCGTGACCGGCGAGACGCTGACCAGCGACATCGGCCGGCAGGGTTCGCGCGCCGCCGCCGAAATCCATCACGAGATACTTGAGCGCCTCGTCGATGCCGACGCGGACCTCCTGTCCACGACATTGCGAAGCCAGCTCGTGACGTGGCTGGTGGAGTATAATTTCCCCGGCGCTGCCGTACCGCAGGTCTGGCGCGCCCGGCCGGCAAACGAAAAGGAAGAGGCCGAGACGCGCGAAGCCAAGGCCAAGGCGGCATCGGAGGAGAACGAGGCGATCAAGATGATCGTCGCGACGGCCGGACAGATCGACGACGACGGCGATGCCCGCGACTACATCGTGTCCTTCGGCATCACCAGCCATCTCTCCGACGACACGATCGACCGTCTGGTCGAGGCGCGCTTCGCCTTCATGGAAGGCGGCAAGCGCGGCCGCGACATCCGCCAGCTCGGCCTCGACCGGCTCGTCGACCCGCGTAAAAAAAAAGACCTGACGCCGATCGAGGCGCTGTTCGCGGAAGCTGAAGGCGAGCCCGACACGATCGCCGCGCTTGTCGTGCAACTGCAGGCATACGCCGCGCCCCTGATCCGCGCGCGCCTCGACGACATCGAGGCGGCGATCCTTGAGGCCGCAACCCACGGGGACGCATTGGCAAAGCTGACCTCGCTCGATGACGACTGGGCCTATGATCGCCTCGCACCGCTGGTTTCGTCCGGTATGGAACTGGCGATCCTGTCGGGCCGGGAAGCCGTCTTCCGCGAAATGGAAGGCGATGAGGACGCCGACAGCTTCGCCGAGCCCGACGTGTTCAACCAGCCGTTCGCGGAGCAGATCGCCTTCCTGCGCCAAAAGCAGCCGCTCGAAACCGGATACTGGACCGACCTCCTGGGCGCGGCGCACGACCAGCGTTTCGTCATCGCCGGGGCAACCGATCTCGCCATGCTGGGCGATTTTCAGGAGGCGATCGCAACGGCGCTGGAAAGCGGGCAGCCCTATCGAGAGTTCCAGAAAGAGTTTGACCGGATTGTCGAGAAATACGGCTGGGAGTTCAGGGGTGATCGCGCCTGGCGCGCGCGGGTCATATTCGAAACCAACATGCGCACCGCCTACATGGCCGGCCGTCTGCGGCAGATGATGCACCCCGACGTGGTGCGCATGCGTCCCTTCTGGCAGTACCGCCACGGTGAGACGCGGACCCCGCTTCAGCCGAGGCCGCATCATCTCGCCTGGAACGACCTGGTGCTGCGCTGGGACGATCCCTGGTGGAAGAAGCATTTTCCGCCCAACGGCTTCTTCTGCTCGTGCGGCGTCCGCTCGCTATCACGACGAGATCTCGCGCGGATGGGCAAGGAAGGCCCGGACGCAGCACCCGAGCCGCTGATGGAAGCCGTGCTCGATCCCGTCACCGGCAAGCTCGTCGAGCGCGAACAGGGGGTCGGCCACGGCTGGGATTACATGCCGGGCGAGCGCTGGATCGCGGAGGCGGCATGACCGGCATCAGCCTCTCCGTCACGATCGAGGTCGATCGCGACCGCCTGCCGGAGCTGATCGAGCGGATGGGCGACCCCTCGGGCTTCCATCACGTCATCGGCGAGCATCTTCTCAACCGGCTCCAGGACCGCTTTCGCGACCAGCGCGCGCCGGACGGCTCGCCCTGGCAGCCGCTATCCCCGGTCACGATCGCCGCGCGCGAGAAGGCAAGGCCCGGCGCGCCGATGACGATCCTGCGCATGTGGGGCGACTTCTACTCCTCGTTCAACGTGCGAGCTGACGCGAGCGAGGCCCGGATCGGCACGGCGGCCGTCCAGGGTGCGATCCAGCATTTCGGCGGTCCTGCCGGCCGTGGCCTCAAGGTGATGATACCTGCCCGACCGATCATCGGACTGGAGCCAGACGACCCTCACGAGATCGCCGAGACGGCGCGCGAGTGGCTCGATCTGTAGGAGGCGTCAGGACGCGCAGGAACGCGCTTGCCGCCCCAATGTACCGACCGACATGCCCGAGGCGCGTTAGACCCCCGTTAAAAACGCGCTGTGACGAAATCAGCGGGCCACCGGACACCATGGTTGGCGCTTGCCGGCCCACGGGCGCGCCAGCCCCTCCGCGACCAGGATCCCGCCGACATCGTCTCCCCCGACCGAAATCACCGCCAGCGTTCGCCCGTAGCGATCCTTCCCCTGGGGCTGGATCACGACAGGTCCGCCCGCCAGCAGCGCGACCAGGCGCTCCGTCGCGGCCTCCGCCATCTCGCGCTCCTGGCGGCAGCGTGCGCCGTCGAGCTCGGGCGTGTCGATCCCGGCAAGTCTGATCTTTTCCCCCTTCAGCCAGATCGTGTCGCCGTCCACCACGCAGTTGTCGCGTGGCCCCGGTTGACAGCGAGAAAGGTCGGCCGCCACGGCCGGTACGCAGAAGGCGATGGCGGCGGCGAAGAGCGGGAGGGCTGAAGGCGAGCGCATCCGGCCTCTTCACGCCACCCGGCCGAACCTGTCAAGCGCTGGCTTGAAATCCCTCGCGCCCTGCGCAATGCTCCCGCCATCGCGCCGCGCCGCTTGACCCGTTCACCGGCCGGCCGATCATCGCGGCGACGGTGCGACGGGGCGGACATGTGTCCGCCTTTCGCGTATCGGCCGATCCGCCAGAACGTCCTTCGACTTGCTGCTTCGAAGGACGCCATGCCGAACACCGCCAAGCCGACCGCCCGCATAGAGGTCTTCCGACCCGGCACCTTCACGCCGATGGTCGGCGATCCGGTGAGCTATTCCGCCGACGACCTGCGCGCGATCGCCGCGAGCTATGACGCCGCCGACGCGCCGGCCCCGATCGTCGTCGGGCATCCGAAGACCGACGCGCCGGCCTATGGCTGGGCGACGGGTTTCGAGTTCGACGAGGCTTCGTCCACCCTGTTCGCCACGGTCGGCGATCTGGAGCCGGCCTTTGCCGACGCCGTGAAGGCCAAGCGCTACCAGAAGGTATCGATGTCGTTCTTCAAGCCCGACGCCGAGAACAATCCGCGTCCCGGCGGCTGGTATCCCAAGCATATCGGCTTCCTGGGCGGCGCGGCCCCGGCCGTGTCCGGCCTGAAGCCCGTCTCGTTTTCCGCCGGTGCGGACGAGGCCGTCACCTTCGCCGCCGAGTTCGGCGAGCCCGGTTTCCAGCAGACCGCCACCCTGCTGCGCAACCTGCGCGACTTCTTCATCGAGAAGTTCGGCCTGGAGGAGGCAGACAAGGTGCTGCCCGCCTATCGCCTGGAGTGGCTGGACGACACCGAGATCGAGCGCCCCGGCCGCACCCCCGCCTTTTCCGCACCCAACAAGGAGCCTGACGTGACAAAGCCTAACGAGGCAGAGTTCGCCGCCCGCGAGGCCGGCATCACCGAACGCGAGAAGAAGATCGCCGACCGCGAGCGCCAGCTGCGGCACGACGACAATCTCGCATTCGCCGAGAAGCTGGCGAGCGAAGGCCGCATCGCGCCCGTCCAGAAGGGCAAGCTGGCCGAGCTGCTCGACGCGGTTCCCGAGGAGGCTTCCGTGTCGTTCTCCGGAGAGCAGGAGAAGCCGCTGGCGACCGCGATCCGCGAAATCTTCGCCGCGCAGCCGAAGATCGTGTCGTTCGGCGCGCACGAGCTCGGCGACGATCCTGACGCCGATGCCGGCACGGTCGCGTTCGCCTCCGCCGGCAACAAGGTCGATCAGGAACGGCTGAAAATCCACGCCAAGGCGCTCGAATACCAGCGCCAGCACCCCGGAACCGACTACGCCGCCGCGATCGACGCGGTCCGCTGAAGGAGAGCCTCATGCAGACGTTCAACGACGTTCTTTCCGCCTCGTTCGTCTCCGGCGGCCAATTCGCCGCCTACGACCTGGTCGGCTGGAACGACCAGAAGATCGCCGCCAACGACGCCAGGGTGAAGTGCGTGGCCAAGAGCCCCGCCACCGCCGCCGGCCAGGACTATGCCGGCATGCTGTGCGGTATCGCCCGCGTAAAGGCCGCAGCCGCGATCGCCGCCGCAGGGACGCCCCTTGTTTCGGCCGCCGCCGGCGGCGTGAAGGCGCGGGCCGGCGAGGAGACGAACGTTTTCGCCGTGAACCTCGCGCCGGCGGCCGAGGGCGCGTTCGTCGACATCTTCTTCTTCATCCGCTAGCCGCCAGGAGCGCACCCTTGAACAAAGTTCTCAACACTGCCACGGCCGCCGTCATCGACCCGATCCTGTCGACGCATGCTCGCGGCTACCGCAACTCGACCTTCATCAGCTCGGTTCTGTTCCCCAGGGCCACGGTCTCCAACCGCTCGATGCGGGTGATCCGGTTCGGCAAGGAAAGCTTCCGGATGGTCAACACCCGGCGCGCCCCTGGCTCCAACGTCAAGCGCATCCAGTTCGGCTACGCGTCCGACCCGATCCAGCTGGTGCAGAACGCGCTGGAGGGCGTCGTGCCGATCGAGCACCAGGAGGAGGCGGAAAGCGTCCCCGGCATCGACCTCGGCCGCAACGCCATCAACATGGTGCTCGACATCGAGGACTTGAACCTCGAATACGAAGCCGCGCAGCTGGCGCGCGATGCGGCCAGGTACAGCGCCAACAACAAGCTGGCGCTCGCGGGCGGCGACCGCTGGTCAGATCCGGACAGCGATCCGTCCGGTGACGTGGATGCCGCAAAGGAAGCCATCCGATCGATGATCGGGCGCTATCCCAACACCTTCGCGCTGGGGGCATCCGCCTTCAATTCCCTGCGTCGGCACCCGAAGATCAAGGAGCAGTTCAAGTACACCAGCGCCGAAAGCATCACGACAGCGATGCTCGCCGCGTACTTCGACATCGAACGCGTCGAGGTCGGCAAGGCGGTGTACCTGCCCGAAACCGCCGCCGACACCGATCCCGCGCTGGACGTGTGGGGCGACGACGCCATCCTCGCCTGGGTGCCGCGCGGCGACGGCAACTTCCAGGTGCCTTCCTTCGGCTACACCTACGAGCTGCAGGGCTACCCGCTGGTGGAGGTTCCCTATTACGACCGCCCGACCAAGTCGTGGATTTACCCGACAACCGTCGAGCGGCGTCCGCACCTGACCGGTGCGGAAGGCGGCTTCCTGTTCCAGAACGCTGGCGCGCCGGCGGCTTGAGGAGACGGACATGGAAAACACCGGAAAGGTCACACTGATCGCGCCCGCCAAGGTCGGCGGCAAGCGGCTCAAGCCGGGCGCAACCCCCGTGGTGTCCGCCGCGATCGCGCTGCAGCTCGCGGAAATGGGCGCGATCGAAGCCAAGCCCTCGGAAGTCGATGCCTTGCGCTCTGCACTCAAGGTTGCCGACGATCACTCGGTCGAGAACCTCGCGCCGATCGTCGATCTGATGAAGGGCGAGCAGGCGGGCGCGCTGAAGACGGCCGCCGGCAACTGGAGCGCCGCCAAAATCGCAGCCGCGCTCGGCCGCGACGTCGAGCCCGCCGAAATCGCGGCGGCCGCCAAGATCGTCGAACTGACACCGGAATAACCGCGAGAGCGCTGCTCCGCTTCGGGCTGACGACGCGCCGGCCCGATCGCCGCGAGGTGGGGAGCAGAAACTGGAGAGAGGGGGCGTCGCGTCTCTCTCCGCCCGGACCGGTCGGACGCGTAAGGCACGAACGCTTCACACGCCCGATAACCAGAATTGACGGATGACCCGTCCGACCGGGTTCAGGAGATGCCGATGCGCTTCATCACCATCGACGAGTTTGTCACCACGGTCGGCCTGGAGGAGGTCGCACAGGTGGCAGGCGTCGGCTCGCACAACGAGCCCGGCGGCCGCACGCTCGACCTGCCGAAGATCGAGGAGGCGATCGGCTTTGCAGCCGATCTGCTCGTCGCCCATGCCCGCGCCCGCTATCCCGCGATCGAGACGCTGGCGGCCGAGGCGACCCCCGAGCTGATGAAGGGTCTCGTCTGCGATGTCGCCCGCTACCGCTTGCGCACGCGGTCGGGCGGCCAGGGACAGGTGAGCGAGGAGGTCCGCAAGCGCCATGAAGACGCACTCGCCTTCTTCAAGAACGTGGCGGCCGGCAAGGTCGAACTGCCGCTCGCCGACCATCCGATCGACGGTGAGATCGCCGCCGGCGTGAAGGTAAGCGTGCGGCCCGCCCGCGCCGATGTGATCCTGGAGGGCTGGTGAGATGGAGGCTGCGACCGTTTCCCTTCGCGCAGTCCGCCCGGCCCTTGCCATCGAGCAGGTCGAGGCGGCGATCGTCGAACGCCTGAAGGTCGAGCTGGCGGGATCGGTGAAGGTCGAGGCCTTCCCGAACGAGCCCGACAAGTTCGACTTCGCCAATCTATCGGCGGCCGCCCTGATCCACTACGTCGGCTCGAAATACGCGCCGCGTCAGGGCCCGGCAAAGACGGACCAGCGCCGGACCCAGCAATTCGCGATCGTGCTGCTGGCGCGGTCGCTTCGCGGCCAGGGCGGGGCGTACATGCACCTGGAAGACATCCGTCTGGCGCTTCAGGGCGACAGCTTCGCCGGTGCCGGCCCGGCCGAGATCGTGCGCGACGAACTGCAATCCGAGAACGACGGCGTATGGCGCTGGTGGGTGCAGATCGCGCTTCCGATGCCGGCCGTGGCGCGCGAGCGCCAGAACCCCGCGCCGCTGATGCGGCCCATCATCCACTCCGGAGAAAACTGATGGCGAAGAAGCCGAAATCCCCTGCCACCGCAGGTTTCACCTATCTCGGCCCCAACACTGGCTTCACCCAGGGCAAGGGCGACGCCGCAAAGGACGTGCTGCTGGTGAAGGGCCGGACCTACACCGACCTGCCGGCGGAGCATCCGGTGGTGAAAAACCTCATCGCCCGCAAGCTGCTCGTCGAGCCGGAGCCCAAGCCCGAACCGGAAGCCGAGCCGGCCGCGCCGCAGCTGCCCGAAGCCTGATCCGAAGGAGCGATCATGACCACCAACTACCACCACGGCCCGGAAGTCGTCGAGCACAAGGACGGCGTTACCGTCGTCCGCGACGTGCGCTCGGCCGTCACGTATCTCGTCGGCACGGCTCCGATCCATCTCGTGCATGAAGCGCCCGAACGCGAAGCCTTCATCAACAAGCGCGTCCTGGTACGCACGCCGGCCGAGGCGGCCGCCTTCTTCGGCCCGCAGACCCCCGGCTTCACCATCCCGAACGCGCTCGACGCGATCTTCGACCAGGGAGCTGGCGGCACCATCATCGTCAACAACGTGTTCGATCCGGACGTGCACGATGACGAGGGCGACCCCGATCCGGGCGCTGTCGTCACCGCCGACATCACCGGCACGATCGTCGATGACCAGGCGACAGGGCTCAAGGGTGCCTACGAGTGCTACAACCGCTTCGGCTACTTCCCGAAGATCATCCTCGCGCCCGGCTTCTCGCCGACCGCCGCAGTCCGTGTCGAGATGGATGTCGTCGCCCACAAGCTCAACGCCATGTCGATCGCCGATCTTCCGGCCGGCCTGACGAAGCAACAGGCGGTCGAGGCGCGGGGCGCGACAGGCACCGCGAACACCTCTTCGCCGCGCACGATCCTGACCTACCCGCACGTCGTCGTCGAAGACCGCTCCGGCGAGAACGGCGACACGATGCTCGACCCGCTATCGTCGCGCATCGCCGGGCAGATGATCGCCACCGACCTGACACAGGGCTACCACCACTCGTTTTCCAACCGGGAAATGCGTGGCGTGCTCGATCTGGAAGTGGCGATCAACTTCTACCCGACGGACACGCAGAACGACACGAACCTGCTCAACGAGGCAGGCATCGTCACTGCCATGCGCTCGTTTGCGACGGGCTACCGGTCGTTCGGCAACCGCTCGGCCGCGTTCCCGACTTCGAGCCACGTCGAGAATTTCATCCACGCGCGCCGCATCCTCGACATGACGCACGACGCGATCGTTTTCTTCATGATGAACTACACCGATCGCCTCGGTACGCCGCAGAACGTCGAGGCGGCCGAGGAAGGCGTCAACGCCTACCTGCGGGCCAAGATCGGCGACGGCGTTTTCTACGGCGCGACTTTCCGGTTCGACCGGCAGCAGAATACGCCGCAGCAGATCGCCGATGGCCGGTTCCACTACCGGCTCGAATGTCACCCCGTATCGCTCATGGAGCGCATCACGCTGCACTCCTACGTCGATACCAAGTTCATCGCCAACGCGCTCGCGCTGGCGGCATAAGGAGGTTTGAGACATGGCGCGCAACAAGATCGGGCACATCACCGACGCGGACTGCTACATCAACGAGACCGATATGTGCGGCCGGGTGGCCGAGCTCAATATGGGCGACATCGGCCACCAGGAGGTGAAGCACTCCGCGCTCGGCATGATCGGCGTGATGGCCCTGCCGGGCCGGCCGGTGAAGGAGATCAAGGGCAAGATCACCTTCGAATGGCTGGATGAGGAAGCCTCCCGGCAGATCATGAACCCGACCAGGACGCACCGGCTTCAGCTCCACATGCTGGTCGATCTCTTCGACGAGAACGGGCTGAACGCCGACGCCTCCCACACGCTCGTGACGCATATCGGCTTCCAGATGCTGAACACCGGCGGCCGCACCGGCAAGCTCGGCGAGCAGATGCGCCAGGCGCACGACATCACGATCACGACCTTCCTGCAGAAGGTCTACGGCGCCGACGTGCCGATCGTGGAGTTCGACGCCTGGAACAACATCTACCGCATCAACGGCGAGAACGTCTGGCCGCGTTAGAGAAGGAACACCGCGCCATGAACTTTAACGATGTCAGCCGCCAGACCGGTCGCATCCTGTCCGACGAGGAGATGGACCGAATGGCGGCCGTGAAGGCCAAGGGCCAGGAGCTGCTCGACCTGGTCGAAGGTCTCGGCCCGTCGCGCGAAACCTCGCTGGCCAAAACGAAGATCGAAGAGGCCGTCATGTGGGCGGTCAAGCATATCACACGATAGGGAGCTCCCGCCCATGAAATCCGAACTGACCGGCGTCCGCGCCAAGCTTGCGGCACACAAGGAAACCAACTCCGGCGAGCGCACCGTCACGCTCGCGCGCTCCGGCGTCGTCTGCGCCATACCGAACTTCATCAACCACGGCATGTGGATGACCGCGATGCGGCAGGCCGCCGGCGACGGCGCGGCCGCGCAGGTCGCTTTCGTCGCCGAGGCGGTGAAGTTCGACGGCGAAAAGCTGACGCTGACCGACATCCGCGAGCTGCTGGACGCAGAAGACGGCCGGCAGATCGTCAACGAAATGTTCGGCCGTCGCGCCGCCGCCGAGACCGCACCGGGAAACGGGGACGCAAAGCCGGTGCATTGAGGCTTTCGGACCCGGCGCAACACCTCTTCCTGGTCGAGAAGGGCTGGACCCACGAGGCCCTGAACGCGATGGCCGAGGAAGAATTCCTGTACTGGTACGACCAGGCCGCAGCCCTGCTAAAGGCGCGCGCCGAGGCGATCCGGGCGGCGCAAGAAGGCTAAGCGAGGATCTGCGATCATGGCCGACATGACGCTTACCATGACCTTCAAGGCGGTGGACGAAGCCACCGCCACGATGAGGCAGATCATGGAAGCCGAGCGCGAGGTGCAGGCCTCCGTCCGCGCCGGCGCGGAAGCGACGGCGACGGCTGCCACACAGGAGATCGCGGCGGGTCAGCAGCGCGTCGAGACGATGGCAGGCGTGGCGGAAGCCGCGCGGACCACCGCCGCAGCGATTGCCAACGAGGCCGCCGCATGGCCGGCCCAGCCGCGCGGCGACCGCACGTTCGGTCCGGTCGAATGGTCTGACGACACGCCGGATCAGATCGCCGGACGCGCAGCAATCCAGAACCTTCGCGACCTTGCCGACCAGCAGCGCATGTTCCGCGATGCCGAGGCGTTCGAACGCGAGCTTCAGGCCGGGCTGGGCGGCGCAGTCGCGGACGCCGTGGCCGAGGCAATATCCCCCAGTGCGCCTCCGCCTCCCGCGTGGAGCGACCGCAAGTTCGGGCCGATCGAATGGGCCGACGACACGGCCGAGCAGGCGGCGGGTCGCGAGGAAGTGCGCATGATGCGCGCCTTCGCGGCGGAAGCGCAGGCGGCCGCCGAGCTGGATCGCCAGCTGTCGCCCCTGCGCGATACCGCCCAGGGCATCGCGGACGCCATGGACGGCATCAGCGGCAGCGGCGCTGCCGATGCACTGGGAGCCGCAGGCCGCGCTGCGGGCGAGGCAGCTCCCATGTTCGGCGAACTGGTCTCGGAAGCGCTTAGGGTGCAGGGGCTGGGTCAAGAGTTTGGCCGGGCTTTCGGGCGCGTCGTCGGCAGTCTCGGGTCCGCTTTTCTGCTGACCGGCGTCGAATACGCCGCATCGCAGCTTGTCGCATTTGCCCATGAGGCGCTGACCAAAGAGCAAATGATACAGTCGGCACTGAAGGGTCACGCCGAGTTGGTCCGCGATGTCGATGCCGCCTATCGGTCCGCCGCCGATGGCATCGACGCCTACGAGGCATCATCGGCTTCTGTGTTAGCGTGGCGTGCGCAGCGCAATGTTGTCGAGCTCGAAGCCGCCTTCGAGGCCATCCAGGGCAACGTCAGGAGTTCCGGCGTCTTCAATCCGTTGTACGAGCGGACGGGCGCGAACGCGTGGGACATAGGCGGCTTCTTTGGCCGCGACCTCGGCCCCCTCCGGGAGACAGTGGAGCTGCTTCGCAGCGGAGATATCACGGCCGAGGAAGGGCAACGTCGCTTTGGCGACATCGGCCAGCAACTTCCGCAGGACAGCCGTCATCACGCGCAGATCAAGGAAGCACTCGACCGGCTCGATGCGGAGATCGACGCCCAGCGTAAGCTTGAGGAGGCACGTGCCCAGGTCGAGCGGACACAAGCCCTTCTTCAGGATCGTGTCGTCGTTTCCACCAACGAGGCCGTACCGGACGCCGCGCCGATCGAGGAAGTCGCCAGCGCCTTCGAAGCACTGCCGCCGGCGGTGGCGGATGCCAGCTCCGCGATCGACGATAGCGCGGCTGGTTACGAGGCGCTCGACCCGGCAGCTGCCGCCGCCGCCGCATCTGTCGGGCAGAGCGCCGACGAGATTGCGCGCGCCGGGCAGAACGCGGCCGCCGCAGCCGAACAGGTCGGCCGGCTGCAGGCGATGTTTCAGGCGCTGGGATCGGCCTTCACGGCGATGCCGTTCCGCGCCGCCGGTCAGGCTGCCGCCGCGAACACCAACGCCCCGCCGGCGGCCAACATCAACGAGGCGGGCTTCGAGGACGGCGGCTATACCGGCGACATGGCGCGGGACGCGATCGCCGGTTTCGTGCACGGCCGCGAATACGTCTTCGACGCCGACGCGACGGCCGCGATCGGTGTCGCCAACCTCGACGCCTTCCGCGCCGCCGCCCGCTCGGGTCAGCCGATGCTGCCGGCGATCGCCTCGGCCGGCCAGGCGCGCGGCGAAGTCGCAGCCTTGCAGGCATCAGCGATGGATGGCGGTACGGCGATCAGCGTGCAGCTTTCCGCGCCGGTCACGATCACCGGCAACGCGCCACGTCCCGATATCGAGCGGGAGGTGCTGGCCGTGATGGAGACCAGCGGCCGGAAGCTCGCGGAGATCATTGACGAACAGCTGCGCCTGCGCAGTCGAAGGAGGCATTGATGATTGTGCTGTTCGGCTCCATCCCGCTTGGCGTCAGCCCGGTCACCGGCCCCGTCGTCCACCATGTCGGTCGCAGGGCCACCTGGGCGGAGCATCCGGTGACGCGCGGCAAGCCCGCGCTGCAGCAGATCGGTGACGAGCTCGACCGCCAAGAGTTCGATTTCTTCTTCTCCGAGGAGTTCTGCAACGTGCCTGCCGAGCTGGCGAAGCTGGAGGCTGCCTACGCGCTGAAGACACCTCTGCCGCTCGTCTTCGGAAACGGCGTCTATTCCGGGCTGCACTACGTCGTGGACGGGCTCGACTACAAGGTGAGGAAGACCACGCGCAACGGCTCCCCGGTCCGCATTGAGGCGACGATCGCACTTCTGGAGAACCCCGTGCTCGGCGGCCTGTTCTCGCTCATCCGCTCCATCGCGCAGGGCCGGGCGCCGGCGGCGTCGGCGGGCGCTGCCGCAAACCCTGCTGTGAGGAGGTGAGCGTGGACGCCGATCAAACAAAAGCCCCGCAGCGCATTGCGTGCATCGTTCCTCATTGCCGGCGCACGACACGCGGCGACAATCCTATCATCGAGTGGCCCGATAATGCTTGGATTTGCGGAATTCACTGGCGGCAGGTTCCGCCCTCGATGAAGGCCGTGAAACGGCGCGTCCGCCGTGTACTTCGACGTGACCATTCAGCCCTCGACCGATATCTGCGGGTCGTTCGTCGAGCCACGCGCGCGGCGATCGAGCGCGCCGGAGGATTGGCATGACCGCCTGTCTCACTGGTGATTTCTTCGAGCACGTCACCCGAGAAGGCGACCGCTGGGACATGCTGGCATGGCGCTACTACGGCGATCAGCACCTTCAGACGGTCATCCTGGAGGCGAACCGCGGCCTTTACGTTGACGGCCTCGTTACGCCGCCGGCTATCCTGCCGCACGGCGTCACGCTGCGTATTCCGGTGATCGAAGCGCAGGCTACCAACGAGGCATCGCTTCCCCCGTGGAAACGCGCGATCCCGATCTATGGCGGCGCGCAGTGACTGGCGTGTCGAAACCGCATTTCCAGCTGATTTATCGCGGGATCGACATCTCCTCGGAGCTCGCTCCGATGGTGACCAGCGTCACCTACACCGACCTTTATCATGGCGAAGTCGATGAGATCGATGTGACGGTGCAGGACAGAGACGGGCGATGGAAGGGTTCTTGGAAGCCGGAAGCCGGCGACACGATGCAACTGACCATCTTCGACGGACGCGGCGGGGTGTTGCCATGCGGTTCCTTCGAACTGGATGAACCCGACGCCGAGGGCGATCGGGGCGGCGACCGCATGGTCATGCGCGGCCTGGCCGCGCCGATCTCCAAAGAGCTGCGCACCGAAAAGACCCGCGCCTTCGAAAAGCAGAGCCTGTCGGCGATCGTCGGCCGCGTCGCGGGTGAGGCCGGCCTGTCACTGGAAGGCCAGATCGACAATCTCACTTTCGAGCGGATCACCCAGCGCCGGGAACGCGATCTCGAATTCCTGACACGCCTGGCCGAAGACACCGGCCATTATTTCTCGGTACGAGGCAGCAGGGCCATCTTCACGAACTTCGCATCGGTGGACGGTCAGAACGCCGCGCTGACGGTGCGCCACGCGGCGATCGCGACAACGCTCGTCTCCTACAAGCTACGCGAGCAGACGCATGACACCTATTCGAGCGCCAAAGCGAGCTATCTCGACCGCGACAGGAAGGAAACCGTGACGGCCGAGGAGACCGACGCGAAGGTTCGCACCGGTGACACGCTCAAGATTTCCGGGGAGCGGGTCGAGAGCCCAGCCAACGCGCGGGCGCTGGCGAAGAGCCGGCTGCATTTCGCGAACCGGAAGCGCCGATCGGGCTCGATCGAGATGGTGGGCGAGGTGCGCCTGGTCGCCGGTGCGGTGATCGACATGGCGGATTTCGGCCAGTATTCCGGCCGCTACCTGGTCGACAGCTCGACCCACACGATGACGCGCGGCGGCTATACCAGCTCGGCCGAGCTGAAGGAGGCACGCGGATGACCAGGTCGCGCGGAGAGTACCGCAACAATGCCGGCCTTAAGCGCGGCGTGGTAGTCGATCGCGACCCGAAGAAGATGCGCGCCAAGGTACGTTTTGAGGACGAGGATGACAGCGTTTCGTTCTGGGTGGATGTGGTCGCCAAAGCGGCCGGCGGCTCGAAGCTGTTCATCATGCCGGAGGTCGATGACGAAGTGTGGTGCGCGCTCGACCAGAAGGGCGAGGACGGCTGCATCATCGGCTCGAAATACAATGAGAAGGACGCCCCGCCCTTCGAAGGCAACGACGATGTCGGCTTCGTCTTTCCCGGCGGCTCCATCCACCTCGACCGCGCTTCCGGCGCGATGGTCATCCAGTCTGCCGGCACCGTGCGTATAACCGCCACGTCGATTGTACTGGAAGGCGATGTCCACCTCGGCGGTGAAGGGGGCCAGCTCGTTCACCGCAAGGGCGACCGCGACAGCAGCGGCGATCTGGCTGACGAAAGCGCTACTCGGGTGTTTGCGGTTTAGTCTTCCGTCTCAAACATTTGACAGCATTCGAGCAATTTCTTGAGTTCTTCCGCTAGCTTTCCGGCCTGTAGGAGGGCTGGCCATGCGGCCGCCGCGACAGGGATTTTTGCAGCCATACGTGCGATATGAGCCGCGCCTTTATGTGCCTGCTCAATGTCCTCCAGGGCCACCCGTTTTATCCTGACACTCTGCTCCGCATGCATTTTTTCAAGTTCTTCCCTGTAAGTCCTCGCCACCAGCTGAAGCGTAACGAAAGCGTGCGACTCATCGTGCAGAAGGCTGTCGTCCGCCAAAGGAAGCGAAAATGCGCTGCTTATCCCCTGCTGGTTTGTTTTTGTGCCTTCGATATAGAAGCCACCCTTCACGAAGACACGCGTCTTGAAATAGTCGACGAGTTCTCGCAGCCTTGCCACCTTCAACTCCTCGTCTTTCCGCGCGTGTTCGATCTCCAGAATTTTCGTCTGCTTTCCGATGTATGCGGCGGTCGACCGGCTTTCGTCGGCCTGTTGCTGCAAAACCTCGCGGGTCTGGCGCGCTTCGTCGCGGGCCAGCGTCAGCTCCTGCCGCTGCGCCGCCAGTTCGCGAGACTGGATGAACACGGCGGCCGCCAGCCAGATCAGCGCCAGGGGCGCGAATACGCCCGCGAGGAAATCGCCCAGGACGTTTAGCGGTCTGCAGGAGAGGTAGTAGTGGTGAAGGCCTCGTAGCCCCTCGAAAAAGATCGGCACGTCGGCCCCGCCGCACTGCCCACGTTTGCCAACGACCAGCAGGATCGCCGCCAGATAGGCGACCGTCGCCACTACCAGCCAAAACGTCCCGCTCTTGTAGAACGGCGTGGTCACATCCTTCGCAGCGTCCGTCACAGGCAACTCCTCCCTCAGCCTCGTTGCACCCTCTAGACCTCTCTGATTTGGCTGGCGACTTCCGGCACTCGCTGGGTCAGTGCCGACCACATCCGGTCGAGCTGATACTTGGCCGATGGATACCCCAACCCTTGGGAACGCATCTTATGGGCAGGAGAGAGCCCATCTTCGATCTCAGCAAGCCGCTCGAACACGCCAAGGACCTGTTTGATCTGCCGACCGTTGTTGAGACGCCAGTCCATCATGTCGCCCACGGCCGGCAGGAAGCCAAACTCTTCATGAGCCAGCTCAAAGAAGTCCGCTAGCTTGGCGAACAGATGGTCCTGATTGGGTACTTCGAAGGGAAGCAGATAGACGGTTTGGGAGTGGCGCTTCTTGTTGTAGACGCCTTGCAATCTCTCTTCGCCTTCCACGTCCACCTCTATGGTGAACGTGAACGTGGGGCGGTCGTTCGTGCGAGACAGGATGTTGAGGATTGAGGCCAGCCCTTCATCGAATTCCTCATCCAGTTGTTCCTGGTCCCGTCTTTTCTCGCTTTTTCGTTGAAACTCCGTCTGCTGTTCTATGTGTTTCCTCGTCCCCCGGCTCTCTCGAGCCTGTTCCCGCATCACCTCTCGAGTTGCTTCCAATTCCCGCCCCTGCTCCTTCAGTTCCAGCGATTGGATGATTACCGCGCCGACGAGCCAGAGGAAGGCAAGTGGCGCAAACGCTCCTGCGAGCGCATCACCGAGCTCGTTGATGTCCCTGCACTGAAGATACAGATCGATTGGCCGCAAGAACGCCCATTGGCTGACGACTACGTTTTTGCATGGCGCGATCCGCCAGATAAGGCCGCCGAGTATGAGCAGATAGAGTGCCGTCAAAGACCCGAGCACAATGAAAGTGGTCCTGGACGACCATCGATTTTCAATACCGTTCGCCACTGCAGGAACGTCATCGTCGGCGACGTCCGTGACCTCATCTCTCCGTCCTGCGTCCTTCATGGACAAACCCTCCCGCCTGCGCCTATGATCCCCAGCACCTTCCTAACAGATTTCTGGCGAATGTGACGACGGGGGCGGACATGTGTCCGCCGCATCCACAACTGCGTGATGACTAGGGTCGCGGCCATGATCGCCGCTCCCGTCAACCGCCACACCATCCCCTTCCGCCACTGGTCGATGAAGGTCTCGCGGCGCGATCCGGCAACAGGGGCTGCGCCCGACACGTTCGGCGCGATCGTCACCGCGATCGACGATCTCGACCAGGCCATCGCGAACCTCATCCTCACCTGGAAGGGCTCGGTTCCGACCGAACCCGAAAAGGGCGTCGACTGGCCCGGCGTCATCGACCGGCACCCCGATATCGGCATCCCGATGCTGACCAGGGACATCTGGGACCAGCTGTCGATCTGGGAGCCGCGCATCGTCGTGCAGAACGTCGAGGTTGAGCGGGAAGCCTTCTCGCACTTCTCGCTCAAGGTGTTCTGGCGGCCGATCGAGAGCGTGCTCGACGATCTGCGGGTGACGGAGATGACGTATCGTGGCTGATCCCGTCCGCCGCACGCTCGACGCCCTGCGGGAGGCTGGCGCGCCCGACTTCTTCGAGCGCGACCCGGCCGTTCTGAAGGCGCTGATGAAGGCCGAGTTCGAAGCCAAGTCCGGCCGCACGCTCTATCCCGCCCAGACCGAGATGTTCCTGATCGAGGTGGCCGCCTACGCGCTGTCGATCCTGCACGAGGCGGCACAGACCGCCACGCTGCAAAACACGGCAGTCTGGTCGCAGGGCCGGCATCTGGAGGATCGCGGCGCGAACGTCTCCACCTTCCGCCTCCTTGCTCAGCCCGCCCGCACCACGCTGCGCTTCACGCTTTCGATGGAACGGCCCAACGCGGTGGCCATTCCGGCCGGAACCCGCGCGGCATCGCCGGGCGGCATCGTTCTGGCGACGGATGCCGACCTCGTCATCCCGGCCGGCCAGATGAGCGGCACCGCGTCTGCTACTGCGACCGCGCCCGGCGCAACATGGAACGGCCTTGCGGCCGGCGCGGTCACCGACCTGCTCGACCCGGTCGCCTGGGTTGCGGCCGTCGAGAACATCGCGCCGGTGGAAGGCGGGACCGATATCGAGGACGAGGAGCGCTTTCGCGGCCGCGTCGTCAACGCGCTGTTCACCATTGCCAAGACCGGGCCGAGGAACGGCTACCGCGAGCATGTGCTTGCGGTCGATCCCGACATTCTCGACGTGGCCGTCATCCGGCCGGAGCCAGGCTATATCCACATACACCCGCTGATGCCGACCGGCGCGCCCGACGCGCCGCTGAAGGCTGCGATCGCGGCCTATCTCGATCCCGAGACGCTGCGGCCGATGGGCGACGATGTCTCGATCCACGATCCGGAGCGCGTCGGTTTCGAGTTCGCCGTCACGGTGCGCACGCTGGCCGCCGTGCCTGGCATCCAGGCGGCGGCCGAGCAGGCCGTGCTTGCGGCCTTCCTGCCCTGGACGAAGACCCTCGGCAGCCAGATCGCGCCCTCCGACATCATTCGCGCCGTGCGGCGTCTTGCTGGCGTGACCGATGTCGAGACGGATCTCGCCTTCACCGATCTGGAGCCGCAGGAATATGCCGGCATCGACGGGATCGACGTGATCGTCGAGGTGACGCCGAATGCCTGACCTGATCCCGCACGAGCTGATCCCGCCCGGCGTCAACGACGCACGCAGCCGCGCGTTCGCGAGCGCGCTGGACGCCGCACTTGCCGGCTTCTCGACCTCGGCGCTGCTGATCCAGGAGCCGATGACGGTTCCGGCTTTCTTCCTGCCGGCGATGACGGTGGAGGCCGGGCTTTCCGAGTTCGTCTCGCCCGGCATGCGCGAGGAGCTCGTGCGCGAGCTGATCGCGGCGGCACCCGACATCCACGCCATGACCGGCACGATCGCGGGCATTCGCCGGGCGCTGACGGCGGTCGGCATCGAGGTCGAGTGGACGCAGTGGTTCGAAACCACGCCGAAGGGCCACCACGACACGCACAAGGCGTTCCTGATCGCCGACGACACGTTGCTCGAAGGCGAGGAAACGTTCTCGGCCGCCAACCGCGCGGCCGCCCGCCGGCTGATCGACGCCACCAAAAGGTGGAGCCAGGATGTCGCGATCTTCTACGGGTTCTTCGAGATCGGGCCGCTCGGCATCGCTGCCGCGACCCATACGGAGAGCACCATCGTCGCCGAGCCCTTCGTCATGGGTGGTCCGATCGAGGAGGAAGGCGCGCTCGGCATCGCGGCGGCCACCTGGACGGAGACGACGATCTACATCGGCGAATTCGCGTTTCCCGAGCCGCCGCCGGAAGGCGGGGCGAAGTATCTTTTCATCTTCTAGGAGGTCAGCATGGTCGCAGGCATCATCACACGTCCTCTCGCCATCGCGCCGGGCCACACGGTCAACGTGCGCATGTGGGCCGACGACACGGAAAACCCCACGGTTGTCACGCCGCTTGGCCTGACGCTGTCGGCCGCCGGCGCACTGGTGACGCCCGCCAGCCAGGAGACCCTCGCCGAGACGCTGGGCGCCATCGAGACGCTCGCCGCGCTGGCCGATGCCGGCGAGTTGAAGGTGAAGGACGCCGCCGGCGAAACCGCTCTCGGCTTGGTCCGGTCCCATCTGCGCCTCTTCCGGCCGGTCGATGGCGACACAGGCGAGTTCACCGACGCTTCGGCGGCGCAGATAGGCCCGCTGGCGGCCGGCCGCGTGTGGCTGAAGCTTTCGGGCGGCGACGGGCATATCGCGATCGGGGAGACGCCGGCACCCACCACGTCTTCCTCGCCGCCGCTGGCGGAAGGCATGGACTATTATTTCGAGGTCGATGACGGCGATGTCATCGCTGTGATCGGCGCGGCGGGTGCGGCCGGCACGCTGCACATCTCGACGGAAACGGCGGTTCCGGCCTGATGCTGCCGTTCCCGACCATCCTGCCGGGCTTCTCGCGGTCGCGCGCTCCGGCGGAAAGGTCGCCGCGCGTGCTGTTGCCCGTCAACGGTTTCGAGACCGTGGGGGAAGGTCACAAGGTTTCAGGGCTCGACATCTGGAGCGACAACGACCAGGCGTCCATCTGGCACGACGGCGTTTCGTTCGGCCACTCGCGCATTCGCCACCGGGCCGGGCGCGGCCTTTACGCCGCTTCCGTCGCCGATCTGCGGCTGCACGATCTCGACATCGCCCATGTCGCGACACCACTGGTCGCCGCGCCGCACCTCTCGGCGGTGCAGGAGAACATCTATCTCTTCAACTGCGTCCGGCCGAGGCTGGAGCGCATCAGCGCGGCCGGCGGCTCCTCCTGCATCTATGTGCAGGGCGGTTCGGACCTCTACGTTGACCGGCTTCTGGCGTTCGATCCGTTCGGCCCGTTCCCGCGCGGTCAGTTCCTGCAGGCCAACGGCGTGCACAACGTCACGCTGGGCAACATCACCGGCATCGCCAACCTTGAAAGGAGCTGGCCGGAAGACCTGATTTCGCTGTTCGGATGCACGGGCGTCCTCACCATCCATGGCAGCTGGCTTCTCGACGGCAACAACAGCGAAAACGGCTGGGCCTGGATGGAGGAGTTAAACAACTGGTCCGAGGTCCGCATCCTTTCCGGCACGCGCCGAGACGCCATCCGTCAGGGCTGCGGCGGCTTTTGCTGGGCGGGCACGCCGAACGGGCGCGGCGGCCTCGTGCGGGTGCGCGACGGCCACAGCACCGGCCAGGGCGGCCGGCCTGCACCATCTTCAGGCGGGCTCGCGGTGGGTGCGTTCGACTGGGAGCATGCAGGCAATTCCGGCGTTGCCGTCGATACGCGTGTGGAGTGCCTCTATTACAACGTGCCGCAGATCGTCTGGGACGAAGAGAAGTTCTCGTCGCAAAGCGTCTTCGAGGAAGACAACTTCGACCCTAACCCGCCGCTTGCCCTGTCGTGGCGCTGGCAGGACTGGCGCGGCGGCCCGTTCATTATCGCGCTCAATGGTCCCGACAATGTCGGAAGCGCGCTGATCGGGGCCAGCGCCGTCGCCGGTGATGCGGTCGGCCGCCTGCACGCCGAAAGTGCTGCCGACGAGGAGATCGTCTTTTCCATCGTCGGTGATCCGGAAGAAGCCTTCGTGCTCGACGGGCCTCTGCTGAAGCTCGCCGCCGATCCGGAGCCCGGCGACCGTCTGGTCACCATCCGCGCCACGGGCGCGCGCGGCCAGCATGTGGAGGCGACCTTCACCGTGGCATCCGAAATCGGCGCGGCCGAGCCGGTCAATCTGTGGGCCGATCACGACATGCCCTCGCATGCCGCCTGGGAGAAGGACGGCGTGACAGTGTCGGCCGGGACCGGTGCCGGCGGCATGGACGAGGTTCGGGAGACCGCGACGACTGGCGAGCACAAGTGGCTTATCGTCCAGGCCAAGGCAGCCGAGGCGAAGAACTACCGCGTTCGCAAACGCGTGCGGCCCGAAGGGCGTGAGCGCCTCATCCTCAACGTGTTCAGCGACAGCACCTACGAAGTTGGATGCCTTGACGGCTATTTCTTCTTCACAGGCACGCCGAGCTTCGCCGCCGGCGCGGGCTGGGGAAACATGGGGGCCGCGATTGGCGGCGGCATCGAGGACGTCGGCGACGGCGTCTTCGAAATCTTCATGGACTTCACGTCCAGCGCGGCGGCGACCATGCCCGTCGTCTTCTACCTCTCGGCCGCAGACTACAACCCCAGTCACGTAGGCAACCCGGCGCTTGGCGCTGACATCGCGCACCTGCGGCTGTTCGAACTCTAGGAGAGGCCCCATGCCAGAATTTCGCACCATGATTACCCTCATCGGCCAGCAGAAGATTGCTGTCGCGATCGCCGCGCAGACACCCCTCGTTCTCACGCAAATGGCGGTCGGAAACAGCAGCGGCATCGGCTATGACCCCGTCGAGACGCAGGAAGAACTGCTGAACGAGGTCTATCGCGACGAACTCGACAGCGTCGAGGTTCTGACGGGCGGCGTGATCGTCTGCCAGATGACGATCCCCATCACCGAGGGTGGTTGGCACATCCGCGAGGCGGGCGTGTTCGACGACGAAGGCGACATGATCGCAGTCGTGCGCGTCGCCGACCGCTACAAGCCGCTGCCGTCTTCCGGCCAGGCCGATGACCTCACAATCATGCTGAAGCTCGACGTGGGCAATGTCGGCGCGGTGACCTGGGCGATCGACCCGCAGAAGAAAATCCACCACGGCAATCTCCTGCACCCCTATTTCCAGGCCGTCGAGGCGATGGATGTCGGCGCGCCGCCCGGCGATCCTGTTGCCGGCGCAACCTGGGTGATCCCGGCTGGTGCGACCGGCGCATGGACCGGGCTCGCGAACCGGCTCGCACAGTGGGCCGGCGTCGCATGGTCCATCGTGCAGGTGCCGGACGGGCACATCGTCTCGCTGGCCGACGGCCGCATCTTCATCAAGCTCGACGGCGAGTTCGTCCTGCTGGACGCGTCCGAGGAATTCGCGGGCCTCGTGCGGATCGCGACGCAGGACGAGGTGAACGCGGGTATCGACGAAAAGGCCGTGGTCACGCCCGCCCGGCTGCGGGGCAAGGTGGTGCCGAACTTTCGCCTCGCGCTGCCCAGCATCGCGCTGGTCTCGGGCGTGAAGACGGCAATCACCGACTATGGTGTCGGCCAGGGCGTCGTCAACATGCCCTCCAGCAGCTTGGCTGGCGGCGTCGTCACCATCGGCGCTGAAGAGTCCGGCCTGTGGCTGTTCATCGCCTCGATGCGCAGCAACACGCCCTCGTCGCGCAACGTCCAGGCGTCGGTCGAGCTCTACATCAACGGCTCGGTGTCGACGATCGTCACCACGTCGAAATCGTCGGTCTACACGGAGATCGTCGGCGCGGCCAATGCCGATCTCCGCTCGTTCGGCTCGGGCACCGTCCAGGCACGCGTGCTCCAGCGCAACACCGACGACGCCACAGACAATTACTCGGTGCGCCTGATGGGCGTGCGCGTGGCCGCATAGGAGAGCCGACGATGAAGACCCTGACCTTTGCCACCCATGCCGAAGCGGTCGCCAAGCTCACCATGCTGACCGGCGATGAACGCGCCCTCGTGGTGCTGGATGCCGGCGAACGCGCGGAGCTGGTGTTGCACGCGCCTGACGCGATCGTCGATCGCCTGGGAAGCATCAGCGCCGATGAAGCTTTGCTGGAAGAGGCGAAACGCACCGCGTCGAACGCCGTCAACGCCCTGCGCGATGAGAAGATCGCCGCAGGCTACACCCACAATTTCGGGGGAACCGCCGGCATTCGCACGCTCGACCAGCGCAGCGAGGCCGACGCGATCAACTGGCTCGGCCTCAAGGCCATCGCCGACATGATGGTGGCCAATGACCAGGGCGGCGAACTGCTCTCGATCCGGGACGCCGGCAACGCGACCTTCTCGGCTTCGGCGGCGACGGTCGCCGGCGCAATCGCATCCATGGGTATCTGGCGCAGCGGCGTGCTGGCGCACAGCTGGAGCCTGAAGGATCAGATCGCGGCGTCGGCCGAGGTGGCTGCAGTCGAAGCGATCGACATCCAGGCAGGTTGGTCGCCGGGCGAGGACTGAACGCACGCAGGTGGCCGGAGCTGACGCTCCGGCGGCGGGCTTCCATCGCCAAACTTCGTCCCGCCAGGCAGCCAACAGAGATAACCGCCACACCCGCGACCCCGAGGGGCAGAGGCAAGGTGGCGCAATCTCATGAGCAAACCGTGAACGCAGAAAACCAAATGACGCCCGTCGAGCCGACCAGGCCGGTCGCCGGATACATTGGCGGCAAGAGCAGGCTGGCGGCCCAATTGTGCGAACTCATCGCGACCATCCCGCATCGGACCTACGCGGAGGTCTTCGTCGGGATGGGTGGCGTCTTCTTTCGGCGAAAAGTGCGCCCGCCGGCCGAGGTCATCAATGATGGCAATGGCGAGGTCGCCAACCTCTTCCGCATCCTTCAGCGGCACCTGCCGCAGTTCCTCGATACGCTGCGGTTTCAGATCACGTCGCGACGCGAGTTCGACCGCCTGAAGGCCAGCGACCCGGCCACGCTTACCGATCTGGAGCGCGCCGGCCGCTTCCTCTACCTCCAGCGCACGGCGTTCGGCGGCAAGGTCGCGGGGCAGAACTTCGGCGTCGATCCACGGTCGGGCGGCGGCTTCAACCTGACGCGGCTTGAGCCCTTGCTCGCCGACGTGCACGAGCGCCTTGCCGGCGTCGTGGTCGAGAACCTCGACTGGCTGGCCTTCGTCGATCGCTACGACCGCCCCGAGACGCTGTTCTACCTCGACCCGCCATACTTCGGCAGCGAGGGCGACTATGGCAGCCACCTGTTCAGCCGCGACCAGTTCGCCGTGATGGCCGAGCGCCTCGCGCTGCTGCGCGGGAGGTTCATTCTGTCCATCAACGACGTGCCGGCAATCCGGGAGCTGTTCGCCGCCTTCAACGTGGCCGAGGTCAGCCTCCGGTATCAGGTCAGTCGAGGAGCCCCCACGGCCGCGCGCGAGCTCATCATCACCGGCGGGGGCTTGGAAGGTCTCTGATGCCGAGGTGGGGTGGGGTCGGTCACTACTACAAAAGACTCGCTATCGCCGTCTTTCGGTGAGAGGATGGTTCCTATCGTCAACCATTGAACGGGTCCTGGCGGCCATCTAAGAGCGGTCGGCTGGGTCCCCAATAGGAGGCGGCAATGACCGGCACTTCTCAACCAGCTCGCTCCATAGAAACGTTGGCCGACGAGTACGCTCGGTCGCGTCGGCGGCAGACGCGGTCGGTCTCCATGGCTGCGGCCGTCCGCGCCATTAAGGCACTTGCCCCCGAGACCGAATACACCGACGACGAACTAGCCAACGTGATTGCTGCGTCGGCGGTGCGCTACGGCCACGCAGTGGACTTCGACATCAAGGGCAGTTAG